TCCGATCTAAAGAACAACAAACGCAGGAGTTGAAAATGTTGAGCCACCAGAAGCTGTTGATGGCGTAATTTCAAATCCATTGCTTATATTTGTTTGTGCGGCAACTTGCCAGTTGTATTGCCCAGTTCCTGAAGCTGGGAAAAAACGCATACGAACACCGCTACCACTTTGCATTGTTAAAAGTGTAGAGTCGCTAGCGGCAGATGTAGTGAACTTAACAACATCTGTAGTGTTATCAGATACATCTAGTTTACGAGCAGGACTACTTGTACCAATACCAAAATTACCGCTTGTATCTATACGAGCACGCTCTGTTGCGGTGTTGCCTGTAGCAAAAGTTAAATTACTATAAGACGCAATAGTTCCATTGTCAGATGTATCCGCAAATATACCCAAAGCCCATGTACTACCTGCGGCATTTTGAAAAGTAAGAAATCTATTGTTCTGAATAAATACAGCGGGGTTGTTTAAATCCGCAGCAGTGCCGCCTACAATATGAAGTCTTGCAGATGGACTTGTAGTTCCAACCCCGACATTCTGACTTGTATTAATAGTCACCGCAGTCGTAGCAGACGCGCCAGTCTTCAGTACCAACGCTCCAGTGGTATCCGATGTAATGACATAACCAGTCGTGGTTGTGGTTCCTGCTGCAATGCTACTCATTTTTGTTCCTTAGATTACCACCCAACGCTGACCGCTGGCGACAGTTACCGTGATGCCACTTTGGATAGTCATGGGACCTACAGAGAACCCATTAGCGCCAGCGGCAATAGTCTGGTTGATGGTGACATTATCAGCATTTTGCGTGATCGGAACCAGAGCTGTGCTCACATAATCCCAAGATACGCTTGTGCCGTTGGTTGTTAAATACTTACCCGCGTTGCTGGTCTGGCTTGGAATCAAAGCATTGATAGCGCCAGAGGCCGTGGTGTTACCTGTACCGCCAGCCAGAATTGGTAACGTGCCCGCAGTCAGTGTGCCAGCGCCAGTAGAATACAGCGCATTATTGGCTGCAGAGAATGTCGTAAGTCCTGTGCCGCCGTAGCTAGTCTCAACCGTTGTGCCGCGCCAGATACCGTTTGTAACTACTGTGCTACCGCCCAAGTCAAGGCTGTTTGTACCCCAGTTAACCTCGGCAGGGATCATACCGAAGCGGCCCCAACCACCAGCTGCCGTGCTATTGTCTTCAAGAAACACTGTGGAGTAACCGCCGGGAGCAACTACGTCAATCGTAGCCCCTGTGTAATCTGCAACGGTTAAATTTCCAGTAGCATCATTATCAAAGACCCATGAAGATCCTGTAGGCAGCAAAGAGGCGTCTGGCAACCTAAATGTTTGAACACCTGTACCAACCAAAATTTGAAAGTGAGGCGATGCTGCTGTCAGTGAAGTTAGCGCACTAGCAGCAGTAGTAATTGTGCGGGCTTGGGTAATGCTATTAGCTAAAATGTTTTGATTAGCATCACGCAACACTACGGAATTAGCGCCAGAAGATGCAGTTACACCTGTACCACCATAAGCCACGCCGACAGTTGTAGCTTGCCACGTACCAGACGCCACTGTACCCAGCGGGCTGACATTACCACTTGCGTCTAAATTAACAGATTTCTCTGCTGGGTAAGTTAAGAAAACACTTTTTGTATTACCAGACGACAACGTAATGGGCGAAGTATTCCCACTAGAATTTGACAGGATTGTTGTACGCGCAAGGGTTGGCCCCGAAGTTAAATACGTGCCAATACCAACTTCCCAGCTACCGCCGTCTACGATGGTGTAGTAGCAGGTATTCCCGTTACCAACGACCGCGAACGACTGAAAGCCAGAAACGGCACCGTCCAAGGTAATTGAACCAGTGCCTGATGTCGTCGTTGTCTCTTGGACACGATCAAAAAGTGCCAGAGCCATTTAAGCGACTCCTAATTAGCTTGTTGCAGTAGTGCTGTATGTGACGGTTACGGTGTCGCCAGCTGTTGTAATCTTAGCAGTGGCAAATGCGCCAGCGCTATACAACGTTCCACCTGTATTTGACAACGTAGAAGACGCACCAGAACCTGTCACCAAGAAACAACCGCCAACTGTACCGCCGCCACCGGTAATGGTGTAGGTAATAGCTGAAGCAGCTTTGGTTGTCACGTTAGCTGGCGTTGTACCTGTAGAAGTAGCCGCCGAAAAAGATGCTGTACCGCGCACTGCAGAACCGCCAACAGTGTAGTTTGTGAATTCAGACCAGCCAGCGTGTGAAGTCATAGTGTCAGAAGCCGCAAATGTTGGGCTTGCACCTGAAATCAAACCAAGGTATGGACCAACTGTAGTATAGGCTGAACCAGACAACAAAGTGTTGAGCATCAACTCCTTACCAATAGCATTCACCAAGTTGGGAAACTGATCTTGCCATTTAATGTTGCCTTCAGCATCACGGCATTCAACGTGGTATACGCCTTCAATACCAACAGATTCAGCACCAACAACGTTGGCCTGCAAAGAAGCTTCTGCGTGGTCGCCGAAGTTAGAAAGTTCTTTAGTCATAATTTCCTCTTAGTTTGAAGAGCGTATTAACGCTGTTGTTGCCGTATTAGATGGCATGGTGATTGTGAAACTGGAAGATGTTTTGTCTGACCCAAAATCCAATACAGCAATCGACTTGTTGCCCTTGCTTGCATTGTAAATTAATGCGCACCTAGCTGTCACTGATGCGCTAAATGATGCGTTGTTAAAGTTCACATACGCCGTGTAGCCATCAGAATTAATTGTTACGCCAGTCAACACAATACCGCCCGCCGTATAACCGCCACCTGTTACTTCATTGGTTGTAGAGTAAACAGTAGTAGCTTGATTTAAATCAGCGTTAGCCGTATACAAAGCAATCTTTAATGTGTCAGTAGACAAATTGTGAATAGCTTGATACAGCTCTTTTTTAAAGCTGGTGGTTTGTGTTTGGACAATTGAGCTCATGAAACTGCAACCCTTATCTGCCCATCTCGATAAGCATCAGCACGCTGCTTACCATCTGCAAGATTCTTATACAACGCAATTGCTTGAACGTAACGATCTTGAGCAAGCTTAATCATGCCGTCCTCACCCTTCATGTAGACAAGGGCTTCACAGATAGTTCCATACAGCAAAACAGAATCAAAGTTATCACCAAGCCACGTTGTGCCTGCAGTAACAATAGATTCTGGGTAATAGTAATAATGCAGCTCTACGTTGTACTCTGCATCTGGTGTTGGACCAACAATAAACGAAAGCTCATTGGTCACTGTGCCGCCCGATGTTACTGTTGGGCCAAAGATTGCATAGTGTTTTGGCTTGCCAGTACTTGATGGATTTGGATAAGCTTCACGTATGAAGTTAACATCCTTATTCAACAAGTATAAGTAATCACCACCAGCAGCGGGATACACTGCAATTGAATAAACCGACAAAAAATCGTCAGGTGCAGATAAATATTTATTTGATGAAGTAACGGAGCCTGTCACATTTTTTCGCAAGTTAGCAGGCTGCGCAGTATTGTAAATGCGCTGTTCTGCCTGACGGATGAACGTATTCATGTCGTCAGTTGGAAATGAGTTCTCGCAGTAGTTGCTTACCTCAGTGACAAGCTGGGTGTAATTCATGCCATGGGACCCCGTGCCATCAAGCCTTTGGTAGCTGCACCTGTACCGCGCACTTTGATGCCGCTAGTCTTGGTAGGCTCATTACCGGCAGATTTGCTTTGAGCACCAACGCTCATGTCTAAATCAGCAAGCTTACTGCGGTTAGGGCCACTGCCGGGGTTGGTTGAAGCGCTTACGGCTTTACCAGTCATCGTATGTGGTTTGGCATAGACCTTGGCGTCGCCAACTTCTTTGCCCATCAATTTTTTGCTAAATGTTGCCATGATTAGCCTCGCTTTTGGTTGTTGGCGCGAGCCATGTTGCGGCCAACTTTACGCATTTCCATGCCGGTAACACCAGATGTCTTTTTACCGCCCATGGTTTGCTTGGCTGTAGGACCGCTATCGCCCAAGTTTTTACCTTCGGTCTTGCCTTTTTTAGCGATGCCGTCTGCTGATCGTGTGTATGCCATTTTAAGCTCCTTAAATAGTTACAAAACAATTTGATTTTTTCAAATTTTCTAAGCCCGGTATTACTTGCAAATTATGAGGCAAATGCAACCCAGATACAAGCTTTCCTTGCAGCGGAATGATGTG